CCTGAAAAACCCTATCAAGGTTCTTTGTTCATTAGGATAGAAAATAGTAACTAAAAACCGGGACCCTCCCCCGACGTTGGCCTGTTCCAACGGTATTAAGGATTAAACAATATATGAAAGAAAAAAAAGCCGTACAAAAATGGGCGGCTGGCGTTACCCAGCCATTAAGGGCCATGCCCGCCCCACGTTTAATCATATAAGTATTCTTGACGCTTCACCCTCACGGGCTACTTTGTTGCCGCGGCAGGAATCGAACCTGCTACACCTCCCTCTTGGGTAGTCGCCAGTTTCCTTTCGGCTGGTGACTGCGGGATTCGAACCCGCGCTTGCCAATTACACGGCATACCATTAAAAGTTATCTACACGTCGCGGTATCAGACCCGCGACAAATCTATCTCTTATTTAGGCCAGGGGGTTGTCTGTCCACTCCCCTGCTACGGTTGGCCGATGTACGCGCTTTCGCATCTTGCAGCTACTTGTCCCACGTATATTTCCGCCGTAGTTATATTTATGAAAACATTTCAAAGACCTTCTCCTTTCATCGTGTGGAGGGTGGCGGAATCGGACCGCCGCTCATCCTACTGTTACTTGCCCGTTGCCCATTACGGGTCTTTACCCTCCTATTTCACTTGCAGCTGCTTGATTCTCCCGTCCATCACCATCTGCTGAATCTCATGCAATGGATACAGCCAACTGCCAGTGTGGTGCCCGCTCTCATCGTCCCACTCCACCCTTGTCCTGTTGAAGCAGCTCCCATTGCGCTTCAGCCAGTTCGGGTTCAGTGTCTCGATGTACTGTCCCAGCGTCTCAGCCGTTACCCATTTCTCTGAGTACTGCTTCGCTGCTGCGTTCACAGCCCCGAGCACCTTCTGCTCAAATAATTTCCAGTTGATATTCATCACTTAATCCTTGTTACACTCACTGCACAAGCATTATAGTCCTTGCGATGCGTCCACTCCCCTCGCCCGATCTTCTTCAGGTAGGTGAGAGTCGTCGCTACGGATTGCATCTTCGTGCTATCCGTCAAAGTGAAGATACGCGTCTGTCCGATGTGCATATCTTGCAACTCCTTGTACGTTACTTTTTCCTGTGGCATTTTCTTAATGTTTATTAATTATCTAACACTTTTGTAAGATAATCGGGAAGAAAGCCGTAAATTTGTAGCCCATCACCTCTGCAAATCGGCTTGTTCGGTTTATTGAAAAGGCGAACAACGCCTGACGGCTATTCTTGTGCCCCGATTGTTGTTTATTTATTTCGGGTGCAAATATATAAATAAAGTTTTATACTTTTATCATTTCTCTAAAGGAATATTTATATTTTAAGCATTTTTAATAAATGATGTATTAGATTTATGTTAGAAAGACAGAAAAGGCTTAATGAAGTATATGAGCACCTACACAATCATTGTGGCGTTCATACCAAGGCAGAATTTGCCGATAAAATACAATATGCGCGTGCTTACGTTTCGTCGGCATTGAACGGGAATGAAAAATACCTAACCGAGAAACTATTCAGAAGCATTTGCGAGAAATTCTCGCAATTCAACATCGACTACCTTCTCAAAGGAGAAGGTAAGCTGCTGGTACAAGAACCGGAAACGGCAACCGTCGAAAAGCAGCAAGACGCACTCACCTATGCCGCCATTCAAGTCGGCAAGATGATGGCAGAACTCTCCAACTCCATCGCAAGCGTCAGAGAGTTCCAAAAAAAGTTAGAAGAAACGGAAGAACGACTCAAGCAGCAGAGCAATACACTCAACGAGCGCATTGCACAGCTCGACAAAATGATGGCCACACTCGACCGTCAAGACCACCGCATCCCCGGCCTTGAGCCTATCGACATGGCCGCAGAGCCTCTTAAAAAACGTGCCAAATAATACAAATGTTTCCCCAATGCTAACCCACACCCCCGCCCCTCCCCCCGTATTCATCGGCATTCTTGGTGAAATGCCGATAACCCCAAACGGATCACGATTGAAGGAGGCGGGGAGGTTCCAAAAAGCGCGGGAACCCCCATAAATAAAGGAGAAACACGAGATTCTTTGAAAATATTGGTTTTACCATCTATGGGGCAAAATGGGGCAATTTTGGGCAAAAACGCTGCCAATGTTTCCCCACCCCCCAAAATGGGTGGGGAAACAAAAACTTAACTTAAACAATAACAAAAACTATGATAACAAATGCAATTATATGGAATCACCGGGGACGTGTCGGGGCTGACGGCAAGGGTCAGCTGGAGGTGCGCGTAACCGTTGACCGCAAATCATATTACTTTGGGACGGGTATCCGCTGCCTGCAATCGGAGTTTGCTGCCGGGCAGGTGGTGAACTGTCCTGGAGCCAGTGAAATGAACAATCGGCTGGCGATTATTTATACTAAGGTACTTGCGTGCGTGAATGCGTGCGTGGATAATAATGTGGCCATTGATGTAGAGAGCATCAGGCGGGATGTGTGGAAGACCGTGGAGGAACACAGCGACGAAGCAACGTTCCTGAATTGGGTGGCCGAGCAGATTCCAATGCTTTCAATCAGCGATGGGACGCGGAAACACTATGAGCCATTACAGACACGGCTGGAGGCTTTCGGGAAAATTCGACGGTGGCAGGACGTGACGGTTGAGAACATCATGGCTTTTGATGCGTATCTGCACAAGGTGACAAAGCCACTAAGCGATGCTGCCAGGAAACGTGGCGAGAGACCTGAGAAGCTGTCGGACGCTGGCATTTATAACTACCACAAATGTTTGAAGGCTCTGCTGAATCGCGCGGACTCATTCGGGAAGATTGAGCGCAACCCATATGAGCGGCTAAGAGGTCAATTCAAACGTGGTGATCGGGAGAACGTGGAATATCTGACGGAAGATGAGATGCGGGCGTTTGAGGAGTTGCAGCTGCCTGTGGGGTCTGCGCTTGATATTGCTCACGATTTGTTTATTTTTCAAATGTACACGGGGCTTCCGTATTCGGATGCACAGGCGTTCAAAATCAGCGATTACAAGTGGGACGGTCAGTCCTGGAACCATATCGGTGAGCGTATCAAGACGGGAGTGCCGTATGTGTCACGGCTGCTGTCACCGGCGGTGGCTATCCTTGAAAAGTATGGCTGGGAGATTCCTAAGATGGACAACAGGGTTTATAATCACCATCTGAAGGCTCTCGGGCAGATGGCTGGAATTAAGACCAATTTGCACACGCATTTGGCACGGCATACGTTTGCGACATTCATGCTACGGAACGGGGCAAAGATTGAGAACGTGTCGCGGATGCTGGGGCATACGAACATTGTGCAAACGCAAAGGTATGCGAAGGTGCTAGCCAAATCGGTGCATGATGATTTTGAAACGATAGAGCATTTATTAAACAAATAAGAACAGAACTATGAAGAAAATTTTTGTGATTGCAGCGGTGGCAATGGTATTTGCGAGCTGCGGGAAAGAAGTGAATGGAATTGTGGATGATGAGAACGGGGAGAAACGGGTGACGTTTAACCTTGAAGGAAACTGGAACTCGCCGGTGTTCACGCGTGGATCGCTTTCGGCTGACGGGAAGGAGATGACGGACTTGTGGCTGTTTGATTATGTGGACGGTACGCTGGTGCAGTCCTTGCATCAGAGTTCTACGGATGCGGACTTCGGAGAGCCTTCACCGACATTGACTTATGGTCAGCATAAGATTTATTTTGTTGTGAGCCGAGGCGTGAGCCCGTCGGTTAGCGGGAATGTCATATCATGGTCATCGGTGAGGGACACTTTCTGGAAGTCTTTGTCGGTATCGGTTGGTGGTTCGTCGCAGAGCTCTTATTCGGTGACGATGGAGCGCGTGGTTACGAAATTGAAGATAACTGCTACGGATGCGGTGCCTGACGGCACGGCCACGGTGGTGGTTTTGCCTGAAAGGTGGTACTATGGGCTGGATTATCTGACGGGGGAGCCGGCTGACTTGCACGATAACGAGGAGATGAAGGCTTCGGTGCCTGAGAGTTATGTGGGGACCACGGGGCTGGCGGTCAGTTTCTTTGGTTTCTCTTCGGCTACGGAATGGACTACGCCGCTGACAGTTTCTGCTCGTGACGGTGAAAATGATATTATCGGCCTTGTAAATGTGTCGGCGGCTCCGTTTATGGCTAACAGGGCCACGGAATATTCGGGCTCGCTGTTCACCAGTGGCGGTGCGTTTGCCATTACGCTGAATGACGAATGGGATACGCCTTGGACGGGTTCCTGGTAGAAAAAAGAAGCCGCTGCCTGTATGGGCGGCGGCTTCTTCATTGGAGGGGGCCATTGCCTCTGAAGGTGAAGGAGCCTTGACAGAGGCTGTTGACGGTGTGCGTCTGCTTGCAGTCGGTGAGGATGGCCTGGCCTGTGAGTGATACGTTCTCACTGATGTGGCGAAGTGTGATGTCGAAGTATTGGCCTGCCTTCAGCACGTCGGTGAGTTGGGCGGCTGCGAGCACAAGGTAGCTGACGTTGAGGGTCCACCGCTTGCGGCCTGGTATGACTTCCTCCCATGCTTGTTGGGTGGATGATGCCTTCTCTATGGCATTGGCCTGCGTCTGAATGTCGTCAGACTTGATGCGAGTACTGGCCACTGGGGTGCCGTTTTGCGAGAGTATTACGATAATATCTTTGCCTGTCATATTCTTATAGTTTTAAATTAACCCCACGTTACGAGTTCGCCCTTGCCTCTCCGCTTCAGTGAGCGGTTCACGGCCAGGAATATGGATTCACCTCTGAGTTCTCCCGTCACATGGACGTTGTTGCCTGTGCCTTGGAGCTGGCTCGCTATATTTCCGGCCATTGCTCGCGTAAGTACAACCTCGCCTGCGTTGGCCATGATCGGGGTGTTGTCACCGCTGAATGAATTGCCTTTGATTTCACCACCATTCTCAAAGCCGGTGAGCGAATGGATGGTGCTGATAGTTGTTGCCATTGCTGCTGCACCAGCTGCTGCGAATGCGAGCCAACCCCACGGTCCCATGCTCGATGCCTGGACGGTAGCCTGTGCAAAACCGAGGGCGATGCTGGCAATGGCTTGGAGCACAGTGCCCGCTGCCTTGGCAGATGGGTCTTCGATGGAGGCGAAAGCGTCACCGATACTCGACACGGCTTGGGCTGCCATATTTGCAGCCGTTTGGAACTGTTGCATGTCCTTCTTTGTGTCTTTGAATACGGGCTTCACCGGCAGTTCGTATGGATCATCGACGGGGTACATGGCATCGAGTTCGGCCTTCAGTTCCTCGGGGCTCTGCTTGACAAGGGTCGGCTTAAACGGTAGTGGTATTTCTTCCCCTCGATTGGCTGCTGATGTATAGAACTGAGAATAATCCACTTTGCTGGTGCGTTCAAGAAGCAGTTCAAGTGGACTCTTCTTTGTGGTGGATGTACTGCGGCCACTGCTTTTGGCGGTTTTTCCACTGGTAACTTGGGGAGGTCTGACTACCACTTCGGGAAGCTGAGTGCCACCGCCTGCTACTTGTCCAAGAACACCAGCGACTCCGGCACCACCAGCAAGGTCATTGCCTGCCATAATTTTGCGAAGGTTTCTGACAACAGGGATGAGATTGGTAGTCCATGTCCAACTCTCTTTCAACCAATCAACCAGGCCGCTGAAGACACTGCTGTTTGAAACGGTGGTGTACAAGTCGGACATCTCCCCTTTCAAATCGACGATGACGGGCACAAGCGGCTTCATGCCATCGTTAAGCAGTTCAATGGCTCCCGTCTTCAGGGATGTCCACATGCTCACGCCTTGCTCTTCGAGCGGCATCAACGTGCGGCCCA